ACCCTGTTCTCGAACGCCGACGACACGACCCTCGCCGATCACCGCCTCCGCTGCGCCGCCCTCTCCGGCAATATGCGTGACCTGACCTCCATCAAGGCGGCCTTCACGGCCACTGGCGACGCGTCCTGCTACGACGTCACCATGCAGTCCGAAGACGAGGGTATCGACGAGCGCTCCTGGGCGACCTCGTTCACCTTCGACATCCTGACGGTCTTCCCCGCGTAAGGTTACCAAACCGAGCATATTCAAATGGCCGCCATCTCTAACGGAACGACCTGCCTCTACGGTGTTGCGGGCACTGTCACCAACCTCTTCGTGCAGTCCTACAGCCTGTCCTCCTCGTTCAACGCGGAGGCCACGGTGGTCGACGAGACTGGCCTGACCAAGACCCACCGCCTCGACGATCGTAAGTCCGAGATTACGGTCGAGGGTATCTGCAAGACCTCCTCGATGCCGGTCCTCGGCGCCGCCATCAGCTTCACGCTGAACGCCCAGACGGCCTACCCGTCCGGCTCCGCCTCTGTTTCCTTCGCTGGCACCATCACCAAGATTGACGAGAAGGGCTCCAACAAGGGCTTCACCGCGGTCACCGTGACGGCCATCGACTACGAAGGCATCACGCCTGCCTAATTGACTTAGCCCCAAGTGGGCTACACTAGGCGGCATGGACAAACGGTTCCTCGCTGCCTTTATCGACCCCGCTCCCTTTCGGCTGCTGGGTCGTTCCCTTTACCCATGGTGCCTCAAGTACCGGGTGCGCCTGATGGCCTTCGACTCTCCGCTGGTGACAGGCTCCCGCGGCGTGACGCCTGCCGACCTTATCTTCGCCTGCCAAGTGTGCGCCGAGGAACCCCTGGGCGAGATTGGCTGGCGCGATCAGCTGCGGATGATGCACCTGTCCCGCAACCCCGCCAAGTTTGAGAAGATGCTGGAAGCCTTCGCCGGCTACATCTTGGTCCAAGATTGGCCGAAGTTCTGGGAGCAGACGGCCAAGAAGTCCAGCGGAGGGAGCAAGGGCGTGCCTTGGCCGCTGTCCATCGTCGCCAACCTTATCACCAACGGCATTGACGAGAAGCGGGCGTGGGAGATGCCGGAGTGTCAGGCCATCTGGCTTAACTCCGCCCTGGCTATCTCCAAGGGTGCGGACGTAGCGATCATGTCGCCCGAGGAGGAAGCCTTCATGGCCGAGGAGGAAGCCAAGGACGCCGCCGCCGCCGCTTCCAATCCTGCAAAGGAAACTACTCCCTGACATGGCCCAAGACCTGACAGTCAATATCAAGACCACCTCCGACGTCCCGCAGGCGATGGGCCGGGCAACGCAGGCGACAAATGAATTCGCGAAGCAGGCCGAATCAGTCAACAAGCGCTTCAAGGACTCCATTAAGGACATCCTGCTTTCAACGGCTGGCCCTATGGCAGCCCTAGCAGTGGTCACCAACAGGATTAACGAATACTTTGAGAAAATTAAGCAGGCTCAAGTTGACGCAAACCAGTCTGCGATTGATGGCATCAATGAGCGCATGGCGAAGGAAGACGTTTATTATGCCCGCAAGATTGCTCGGCTCAAGGAGGACAAGAAAGAGTCCGAGTCCGCCAGACTCCAGCCTAAGACTACTGCCTTTGAGTTCTTAATGAATGACCCAAGGGCGGGTGCGGAGTTTGGATTCAAGCCAAGCAAGCAGCCTGCCTTTGGTCTTCCTGGCGTGACCGTAAGTGAACAGTACGCCGAAACTTTATCTGGAAGGAAAAGTATTCAGGAACGCGTCAGGCAAATCATCGCTGAAGACCTAGCAAAGAATGGGATGATTCCCAAGGGTGGCGAAGGCGTCAAAGACAAGACCGCCACCAACTTCAAAGGCCCCGAGGGCTTCTCCAACGTCGTCGGCGTCGGCGCCAACCCGGTCATGGAGGCCATGACCATGCAGCTCGAAGAGACCCGCAAGCAGACAGCCCTTCTTGAGGCCATCGCCCGACCCGCTACGGGCGGTGGCGTGCCAGTAGACTTTACCAAAGCAACTCCGGCCAGCCCTTCCCGCGCCGCCATGCTCACGGGCAAATAATTTAACACCTGATCACACCTAACCCATGGCAATCGTAATCAACGGAGACCCACTAACCACTGCCCTGCTCCAGCCTGGCTGGACGGTGATGGCTGATGGCTTCGGCCTGAACACCTCGACGACAGTCTACAAGGTCGACACGACTTTTGACATCGACGCGTTTGTCGTCAAAGGCAGCGCACACCCAGACCCGACCTATTCTTACCTCAAGCTCGACAAATGGAAAGTCAGCTGGGACTCGCTCGACATCGCCACCTTGACAGTGGACTACGTCGGCATCGACACGGCCATCAACAGCGGCACCCGCACGAACCCCAACACTTCCGCGGCAAACGGCCTGACCGCCGAGAACATCACGGCCCACCCGAACTTCTTTACCGCGGCAACGGGCTACGGAGGTCAGCCCCTCGCCGGTCTTCCCTCGGACTTCGGCGGCGCCTATGACGACTCGACGCTCGGGCCTCCTGTTACGGTGATAAGTGCGACCACCGGGAAGCCCGTCGTTGTTCCTTCCTGCGAAGGATACAACGGCGCCTGCTTCGAGACCGGGGCCGGCGGCCGCTTCATCGGCTTCGTCGACCCGGATTATCCTGACATCTACGGCAAGACGCAGTATCTCGCCCGCACGACGACCTATTCGGGCATCGTTTACTATTCCGACGCGTCCTTCGTTCAGGCGCTCTACCTGCTGCTCGGCACCGCCACGGCGACCAACAGCTGGGGCGCATCCTTCCCGCTGATTCCCGCATGGGGCCCGACCGGCTCTGGTATCCACGGCAACCAGAACCTCCTTTCTCAGATCAACGTCGAGGAGTTCGGCTCTCTGTTCAAGGTCATGTACGAAATCCGCTACTCGAAGGAAGGCTGGCCGCCTGACGTCTACGTCAACATCTAAGCCATGAGCATCCAACCCGGGACAGGTTACACCTTTACCTCGTCCAGCCAGGGGACGAACTTCAGCATCCAGACCCCTTGGTTTCCGTGGATGCTTTACGGAGACACCTTCGAGTGTTCACCGTACAAGGTGCACGACGTGGTCGAGAAGACGGGCGATGGCGGCACATACGTCGTCTTTGAAATCTGCTCTGGTACCTTCAACAACCTGATCCCCCAGGTCTACGACTCGGTCAACGAGGTCTGGCAGTATCTGGACGAATTGGCAGAAGATGCCGAACTCGTCCTCGACTTCGCTTCGACAACGACCTCTTACGTCTACCTCCGCGTCGGCCCTAGCTCAGGCGGAGAGTTTCCTCCTAGTACTCCTACTGGCGCGACAGACGACCCCTATCCCCGCATCTACTCGACCGGCACGACCCTCCCTGCTGACTCTGACGACTTTGGGTATCTGCTCATCGCCACGGTCACGAACACATCGGGCGTCTACACGGTAAGCCAATACGTCACCGGCTCCCTCTGGGGCGATCGCCTTAAACTCGGCACCTTGACGGCGAAGTACTACTACGCCCGCATCTGATGGCTACGCTTATCGGCACCGAATCTGCTTACTCGACCTGGGGCAAGTGCCGCACGGCTATCGGTAACGGGGACACCGGCCTTTCTGGCGGAGGGGCTAACAACTTAATCTGGACAACTGGCTTTCGGACGACCGAAGGGAATGGATTTGTGCGCCTTGATCCTGCTGCAAGGTTCGGTTTTACGGCGACCTTTGTAGAGTATATTGACCCGTCGGCGACATTCAGGCTGAAGGACGCGACAACCTACATTGTCATGGATCAGAGTGAGGCGGACACATTAGTGACCCAGACGGTGACCCTGACTGGCCCGGACAGTTTCGCCATTACAGCCGACTATCTGACGGCAGTAGGGCAGACGGTGACGACGACAGGTTATTTTCCTATCACGGCCATCGGCTTATTGACCCCACTCTGACCCCCCTTCCAATCGGGGCAAGTTTAAGACCCGATGAGCTGCAACACCGTCACCTTCAAGCGCGGCACGTCCTTCGAGGCGTCTGTCGTCTATACGCCCGAAGCAGGCGGCCTTGCCAACCTGATCGGCGTGACCGTGACCTCGACCATCATCGACGCGGACCGCAACGAGTTCGAGCTGGTGACCGTGGTGGCCGGCAATGGCCTGTCCTTTACCGCGGAATACGTTGGCGACACGGGTGACTGGGCGGTCGGCACGGCCCGCTGGGACATCAAGTTCACCAACAACGACTCGGTCTTCTACTCCGACACGATGCGCCTCGACGTCATCGGTCAAGTGACCGTCTAATTTCATGTCTCTCACGATCACCATCCCTGGAGCGGTAGAAGCGACCATCGGGGCAACGGCCCCTGCTGTCCTGACCATCGGCGTCGGCGTGCCCGGAGCGACAGGCCCGCAGGGTGCGGCTGGTCAGGGCGTCCCTGTCGGCGGTACGGCTGGGCAGTTCCTGACCAAGATTGACAGCACGAACTACAACACTGACTGGACGACCGTCAACCTGTCGGCCTATCTGCTCAAGTCTGGCGGCACGATCACCGGGGACATCCAGTCGAACAAC